TCATTTATCTTTTTACCGGCAGTTTTCGCACCATCACCTTTTTTGTCCCCTGTAACAATCCCTAAATTTATTAGCTGTAGCATATTTATTCGTTTGGATTTTCATCAAACGTTCTATCTTCCTGATCGAACGTAATTTCGTTAGTACTAAAATCAAAAGGAATTAATGGTTCCTTAATATCATTTTCACCTATGGACGGATATTTACTATTTCCTATTCCTATTCTTTTTATATCTGCCATTACTTATATAGTTACACTTTGAATTAAAACAACTGGCAAATTCACCACACTTCCAGTCCCGGCTATAAATATGTATGCATTTATATTTATAGTCGCCTTTACTTCACCCGAAGGTGCAGGAGTATCACCATAATAAGCCAATGTTTTTAAGGTAAAATATATATCATCAGTAGCCAGAAAACCCAATGTTAAAGGGAAAACAAAAACACCGCCACTAGCACTTTGAGATTCAATATCAGCACCATTTTTTTGAATACTATACATAGCACTTCCACCATCCCCAACAGACTCATTCACTAAAGAACTCAACTCTATATTACCAGTTAATTTTAAAATAAAACCCACCGGTAATGCAGGCGAGATATTTAATTTATAACGAATGTTTTTTTCTTGGTCATAAGCGCCTGAATTAGGCAATACTTCAACTAAATCCAAAGTCACGGTATAATCTTTAATTCTTATAATATTCAAAGAATCTATAGCCGTAGCGCCATCGTTATCCGTGACTTGGATTTGATACGTATAATAATCTTCCGTAAGGTTTTGAAATGCTGTAGCTAAAGCAAAAGGAGTATCGATAATATCCCCAAAACCGCCCGTTGTTTTTGTCCAAACTTGAGCCACAATTGTTCCGTCAGGATCATGCGCAGTTGCAACAGCCGAAGCCGTTGTTTGCGTATTTGTCAAATAAATATCATCACCCGCTAACACAATTGGCGGTATATTATCATCACCAGGAGATACAGAACCGGCGTCTTTATAATAAGAGCGTCCAACCGTAATTGTAGATATATTTGCATCAAGATTCCAAGAGCAATTCAACACGTAAAAATCTTTTGCATAGACATACTTAAATAAAATAATATCATTAAATTTTAATGCGTTTTTTGCGGAACAATCAAATTTTTCATGTGCTTCATTAAACAATCTTCGGTAAATATTTGCCACTGTTTTTGCATACGAAGTATTTTCTATTTGGTAAATAGCATCCGTCCATTGTTCCCAATTAGTTCTTGACGATAAAACATCATCAATTGCATATTTTCGTACTGTAAAACTTCCAGATGTTTGTGCTAATTCAGTTTCAACAACCATTTGCTCCAAGTCATTGAAATTGTAAAAAACATTTAAAACCGAAACCAAAACACCCTCTTTATAAACTGTATATGGATTTTCTTTTATTAAATTAGCACCTAATAATTGCACTACACTGTAGTATTTACCATCCAAAACAAGATTATATAAAATAGGCACTTCAATTTCATTATAAAAAGAAGATTGCTCTTTCAATTTATACAAACGAAAACCTTTTGAAAAACCTGATCTATCATCTGCATATATCAACTCCACTTCTTTATCAATAGTAAAATCACCATTGATTACATCTGTTATTTTCTGCTCCTCTTCAAAAGCAATTACTTGAATATTTGCAGAATTTATTTGAATTCCCAGTATTTTTGTATCGAATACTTTTCCAGGTGGTCCATACATTCTAAAATCAAACAAACCTTCTTCAGAAAAGATGTGCTCAATACCTAACTTAGCTTCACCCGAATCATTAAAAATCACTTGCTCCTGGTCCGCAATCGTTCCGTTAAAATTGCTATAAATCACCACATCATTAAACACAATTTCATACTTAAAAGGATTTTTCCATAAATCCATATTTTCAGGATTTGGAATATCAACATTGAATTTTTTTATTTTAAAATCAAATTCAAATTTTACTTTTTGCCCTTTTGCAAAAAATAATTTTTCCTTCAAAGAAACCCATTGTGTATCATCCTGCGGATAAGTAGCCGTTAGGCTTCCCGTGAAATAGTACTTATTATATACTACACATTCATAATCCGGTCGCTCACAATAGACGTAAAAACCACCATTTGCCATCCAATCAGTAGCATGTATTTTTCCAATAACTCCAGTAACTATAGCCCAGCCATCATTTACTTCTTTGCTCAATGTTTTAGGAAGCGAAGGCTCAATTTTATTGTGCGTAATTGTGATTTCGTTATAAGGAGGAATAATCGTAAATACAGGAGTCACCAAAGCCGTGATGTTTTTCAATAAGCGATCATAAACAACCGTACCGGTAAGCGTCGCCGTTGTATCATATACTTTATACGTAACCTGGCGCACGTGACGAGTGTTTATTCCTTCAATATACCAGCGATTATCCGCTTGGTAGCAAATAGATAACGTATCCTTTAATAACGTTTCCAGTATTTTATAGGCATCCTGTTTTTTCTCTTTATCCAAGAAAGTGGCGGTATCAATATAAATGGTATTCCAGTCTTTATTAGTGAAGTTTTCGATTGCAGGTTTAAAATACAAATCCAACTCAACACCTGTTAACTTCAAGCATTGACAAAAAATATCAATCAGTGATTTTTCACGGGAATAATACTCATCAGGAAGGTATTTACCTTTAAGACGCCCCAAACCATCCGAAGCAGTAAACGAAACAAAGAAACACACGTTTTTATATGGCTCAGAATATAAATCAGGCAAAATATAACCCTGCCAAACAACACTGTCATCCGCATCGTTTTTTACCAAAACTTTAAAACGATGTTCGTCACCCGTAAAGAAATTGATAAACGCCGCATCTTGTGCTGTTTTAGTCAGCATATCAAACTTTAAATTACTAGCTACAATTGATAGTTCATCTTTAGCATCACCACCGTTCCACTCTAAGACAATTCCAGACGCCGAAGCTAGTTCTAATACTAATTGCGTATCAGGACTCACAGTATCGATTATGTCTATATAATAACTCATTATTTAATACGGGAATTACGTTTTTCTGATCGTGCTAATACCAACTGTAACTGATCACCAGTTACATTCCAACTTCCTAATATTTGAACCGCTACATCACTAGCACTTACCGCTTTACTCATAGCACCATAAACAGATTTTTGTTGAGAATTATTTAAAATCAATTCCCCACTATTTACACGAGCAAGTATTTTATCACCATAAAAAGAAGAACCACCCACAATCCCTCCATTAGCAAAAGCTTGTGGTTTTCTATCAGCAGATTTTGATAAAGCAGATTTTGCAAAAGTCCCTAAAGCAATCAAAGCCACACCCGCCGCAATAGCAACTACAGGATTTAATGATTCTAATGCTTTCTTAATTCCTAAAACTGCTATACCTACGGATATTGCAATTTTACCCACCTGAATAGCCATATCAGCTAAAGTGGTTAAGAATAAATTACCTATAGAAGAAAGTGAAACGCCACCCGCTGCGAACTGCCCAATTAAAGCACCGAAATTCTCCGCAAAACCACCAATAGTGTTTTGCCATACACTCGAAAACTGCTCATTAAATGAATTAGCATTTTCAATCATGGAGTTTTGCTCCACTTCCAAAGAAGCTTTGGCACCACCTACAGAAGCAGTTAAACGAGCCATCATTTGTTCCGTTGTCTCTGTAGCTTTTATTAACGATGCTGGATCAAAGTTTAATGCTTTTGCAAATTCTACTGAAGCAATCTTTTCATTTGCTAATTTTACCTGGTCAGCGGTAGTAGCAAACTGATCCCTAAACTCAATCAGTTTTGCTATTTCACGATCATACGATTCAATACTTCCTGCAGATATCGGAGTAGGTAACGGACTATCAAAATCAGCTATATTAGCCGGCGCTTTTGCCGCTTTTTCTTTTTTTACTTTAGCCGGAGCCACAACATCCGGTGTTGCCGTATTGCCGTTTAGTAAGTCTAAATTTTGTTTGTTTTTATTGTAAATCTCCGTAAGCAATTTAGCTTCCGAATCGTACTTTGCATTTTTTCGGTCCAATGCTTCATTTGCAAATTGCATCAAACGATTGTTTTCTTCGTAGAATGCTTTCTCTGCTTCCCAACCTTTCGAAATAGCATTTTCTCTTTTGGCGTTATAATCCGCTAATGCTTTTTCACGCTCAAAACCTGCCTTTATTTTATCCGTTTGGTTTTGCTCTAACAATCGAGAAGCCGCACGAGCTGTTGCACCAGATATTAACGCTGCATTGTATTTTTCAATAGACACACGTGCTTTGTCTGTACCTATATTTTCAAGAGTAAGATTCCCCAGGTATTCAGGTGATATTTTATTAATTGCCTGAATCGCCTTTAAACGATTCGCTTTCGTTTCGTTTTCATTTCGTGCCGTAATAAGCAAATTTTCTAACTCAGCTTTTTGGTCCACAATAGAAGCAGTTGCTTCGTCAGTAACTTTTTGGATTAACTTTTGAGAATCAGAAAGTGCCACTACAGATTTAGCCGCCTCATTAGAACTATTTGACAACACAAGCATAACACCCGTCAACAAAACGATGCCTGCCAAAATAGGCACAATAGCACCTGAAATCAAAGTAAATCCAGCCACCACCATTGGGATAATAGATAATATAGCACCAATCCCCAATAACAACGGACCAATAACCGCCACTAATCCAGCAATAACCACAATAGTAGTTTTAGTGCCTTCAGATAATTTTGAGAATGCTTTTATCTTTTCATTTATCGCAGTGATCACTTTAGTAAACAAAGGCAAAATAACAGCTCCAAGCTGTTGTCCTACTTGTTTTAAACTTTCTGTAAATATTCTCGTTTGATTGGCTGCACCGCCTTGTGTACGTGTAAAATCGCCTTGCGCATTCTTAGTTACGGATAAAACATAATTGTATCGCAATTGCACTTTTTCGGCCTGCGACATTTGCTCGAAGTTCTTTTTGATACCGGAATTTAAAGCAAATTGCTTCAAATTAACTTCAGTCATTACGATACCAAGCTTTTTCAAACTTTCAGTTTCACCAGTAAAAATTGCTGAAATTGCAGTATTGGCAATATCAATAGAAATGTTTTTAAACGATGCCAAATCCCCTGCCAATCCCACTAAAGAAGTTGACATTTTAGCCGCTTGCCCCGTAGTTAAACCCATACTGGTTCCCATATCACCATAAGCAGCCGCCATATCTAAAGCGGTACCATTTGCAATACCAAAACTTTCTAAGGAGTTTTTTGAAAATTCTTTTACCTCAGTAGAATTAGATTTAAAAGCAACATCTACCTTATTTAATGACTCTTGATAATCACTGGCAAATTTCACCGCAGCCGCACCCGCCGCAAGTATTGGTAAAGTCACAAAAGCCGACATAGAGCGTCCTACTGCTTGGAACTTTTGCCCTACTTTATCAATAGTTCGTAACGAGTTTTGCATCTCCGAGGAAAACTCCCGAAGGTCAACTGCAAATCGAATGTTGATACTCGCTAATGATGCCATGTGACTACTTTTAATTAATGGTTAAAAGTAGTTTTAGGGTGTTTTATAAGTGGTTAAAGTATTTAACTTTATAGCGCAAAAAAAGCCAGTATCTCTACTGGCTTTTTCCCTAAAAAAATAAATAAAAAAGAAAAGTATCTTTAAAAACGTATCGTTATGAGATTGCTTCGTTCCTCGCAATGACTGTTTGTTCTGCTTTCGCGTTGTCCTGACGTTCCCAAAAATCGTTCATTCGTTCCAGGTCCTCAAAGATTGTTTTTTGTTTTTCAGCCGCTATTTTTTGGAGCTGTTGTTTTTCCCATTCAAAAGTAAGTACGTCATGTTTTTCGATGCCTTGTTCTATATACGGCTTCATAACGGCATACATAATTTCACGAGTCATTATCCAACGCTCTTTTGAAAACGCATCTTCTTTTTTTCTTTGGCCATTTACGGCATTAAAAAAAGAACGTGGTGTAAGCGCATACATTTCATCAAATGTCATTCGCAGTTCACCTAATCCTATTTGTTCCAGTTTGTCCCAGGTTAAAGGTGGTGGTGGTTCGTCACTTTCGTGACCTTCTACTTTCCCTCTTCAGCAGGCTCAGTTTTTGGCATCGAGTTTACCAATGCGTTTTTAAAGTTATCCAATGCTTTTGGATCCTTAAAAAACTCATCAATAATCTTAAAACCTTTGACATCTTCACTATTACCACCGTTCTCAATAGCAGAAATTAAAATCTCTTCCAAAAGATCAATCTGATCAAAAGTCAACTTTCCGTCTACAGTATCTAAAACAGTAATTTTTTGCACGACTTCATCAATGCCTGGTAATTGCCATTTTCGACCCAACAACCTAAAAAGTCCCAAGCCGAATTCCAGCTTGAAACTTTTATCTCCTAATTGTAAAATGATTTCGTCCATTACGCCGCTACCGTTGTTACAAAATCATTATTCCCTTTGAACGAACAATCACCTGTTGCCACTCCATTAGTTCCTGCCGACATATTCATCCCTTCAATGAATGTTTGTCCTGTAATAATTACATCGCCAGCAATATTGGTTGTGAATTGCACTTCAACTTCAGTTCCGTCTTGGTAAATATCCAAAACCTCTTTAGTACCAATTTGAGTAGTGGAAGCCGTAGGGATATTTGCTACTAAAAAGTTTGTAGAAACGCCCCAAGTGTAATTCCCCGGTGTCACTTGTTCGCCATTCGTATCTTTGGAAGCAATGCTTTCCATATTACGAGAAGTGGTAAACGTACATTCTGTAGCATGGAAGATTGTTTTTCCGTCTACTCTAATTCTTAAATTTTTTCCAGCATAGGTATTTCCCGCCATAATTTCTATATTTTATTAAAATTAATAATTCCCACAAAAGACTGATCTACTTCTACAAACTCCACTTCAGAGTTTAACCAGTCGTATTTTTCTTTGATAATAGGTTTCATTTGGTCCAAAAAAGCCACACATTTACGGTAGTTATTTTGTTCGAAATAAAACAATAAAGTCACACTATACGCGTCACCGTCTAAGCTTTGCCCTGTTTGTTCCCGAATCACATAATTAGCAAAAGGATAAGTTTCATCAACCGAAGAAACTACAGGCGCTAAACGATTATCCATCACGGTTGTAAAAACCGTTTCAGCTAATAAAAATTCAGTGATTTCGTCTGATAGTTCTAACATTAGTTGCTTAATTTATTGATTCTTCTTTGAATGAATTTTGCCATTTTATCCTGAGCATCAGCCGTAACCGCATTTTTTGTTTGTTCGTACGCAATATCCATAAATGGAATTCCTTGCACACGACCCACAGCGTTTCCTTTTCGTTTATTGGTAATACGAGCCAAAACACTTTTCTTACGACCGCTTTTTAATTTCTTCTTTTTGTTGTCATCATTTCTATAAATAGCGTGTCCGTCGTGAACCATATTACCGTACCAACCATCAAAACCCCTTTTAGCTCTAGGCCCTACCAGCATCATTGGATTACTCGATTTAGAAGTAATTAATCCAAGTGATTTCTTAAGGTTTCCGGATTCAATTTTTTTACCACGTGCAATATGTGATTTACTACTTACCGGAACCGCATTTCGTGCCGCTACTAAAACAGGACGCGCTACTTGACGCAGAATAAGAAGGACTTCTTTTTTCTTGTCTTTATCGTTTGCCAGTTCCCTAATTTTCTCTTTGAGTTCAGGAAAACCACTTACTGTTATACCTAGATTACTCATAGTTTTTCACGATTAATTGCAGGTGCGATTTGCGTCCAATTTCGATAACATTAACCACGTCATACAATTTTCCTTCATACAACAATCCGAGTTGGTTTTTTAGATTATTCACGATTTGATTGTAACGAATCGTAAATTTCTTATTCACCAAATAGCGCACTTTACCTTCCACATCTTCAATTCCCGAAACATCCATCATATTAGCCCACGGTTCCGCAATTACTTCTTGAGTAACTTCTTTTTCATTAGTAGAGTTACGTGTTGCCACAAACTTTACTATCTTAACTTTGCGGTCCATTTGTCCTATGAAAGGTGCTTTTTCCATGATTAATATTTTCGGTACTTTCTCAGTAAGTTATTGGATGCAGGATTATTCCCTTGCTCGCGATCTTCCCTGCGTTCGTAAAAATCCGAAAGCTTCAATTTTATCGCTTGCAAAATAGTCGTTGGACATTTAGCCAATGTAAAACCTTGCTCGACTGTTATGATTACGGCATCATCACGTTTATCCGTTTCCGGAAGCGATAAAAAACGAATATCAAAACATTCCACAATGTTAGAATTGCGCAACTTGTACTGGTCCGCTGCCAAAGTCGTAAGCGTTGTTGCTCCAGGTGCGTAATATTCTACTTTGGCGATAACGTCATTTTCATAATTACGTTCAAAGGTTATACTTGTTGGAAAAACGCTTAATTCCATAATGAAATTACGCTTCCCAATAGCACGATTGATATAATCTTCACACGACACTTGTGCAGCATCTATGTAAGACGTTATTAAATCATCTTCGTCTGTATTACTTAGGTCCACTTTCAGTTGCTTCTTTGCTTTTTCCAAAGAAAGAATCGGAGCTTCGGCGGTAGTGGCTGTATAAAAATGAGTTATCATACCTTAGTTTTTTATTATTTTGTCAGTTCAGCGAAACCCGCTTCGATCAATTCCTCCGCTTGCAGTTTAGGAAAAACCCCTTTTTCCCCTGGACCATACGCCAAATTGAAACGACCCGTAGGCGACAATAAAAATTTAATTTTTACTGTTTTTTCCTTTCCAGTTGTAACTGTTGCTACTTTTGCAATAACTGCCTCTTCTGAAGAGGCAGTTGTATCTATTGTATCACTCATCTTTTACGATTAAGCAGTTATGATTCCTTTTACTACAGAGAATGCTTTTGGTTGTTTTACTAAAACATCCACAAAAACGTTTACCGTAACTTCAATTAACCCTTCTTTTTTACGAGAAAATTCATCTACAGAAAGATCCATGAACCCCCATTGGTTAATCAACAATTGGCTAAAGTCACCAAAAACCAAAGCTGATAAAGCCGTTCCTGTTCCTTTTACAAGGTTTGAAGGAATATGGTTTGAAGTCTCAGAAGCGTACCCATTCACCGCGCCATCTGTACCCATGATGTAGTTCAAATCCCCAGCTTCGTGTTTTGTTTTTTTCAACTTCCCACGAGTTTTAGGATTTACCACATACGACATTCTGGATGCGTTTGCATTTTCGACAAAAACATTTGTTTCAGCGTCCACAATCATATCCCAAGAAGGAGCAGACCCATTAGTAGCCGTTGCTACTTGATTCACATTTGAATTATTCAATAACCCTAACGGTTGTCCCGTTCCAGTTCCGTTGATTGCAGCAACATCCATTGCATTAGCAATTGCTAAATTGATTTCGTTGATTGTGTACATTTCCAAATCATTGCTTGATTGCATCAAATTTTGAAGCGAAATAGGCACGGTAACAGATAATCTTTTTGGGATTGAATCCAAATATCCGTATGTGTTTGAACTTTCAGGTGTAGTATCTGTCTCACCTTCCCAAGAAGCTACAATACCACCTTCGTTTTTAGGGAAACGTAAATTACCAGTTAAACCAGTCAAATACGTTGCACCAATTTTTTGCATTAACGGAGCCGGACGCAAGAAATCAATAGGCGACTGTAAATCAGTTGCTACTAGGCTCCCACCTTTTGCACCTGCATCACCCGTTACCGTTTGCGCTCTTTTCAACTCGATTGCCACACCTCCCAAAGGAATGTTTGAAGCCGAAGCTGATTTTGCCGCTCTTTCGTGCATTTCTAATTCGGCACCTGCCAAAACAACAGTGTTGTTTTTCATTTGCGAGCGAATTGCTCTGTGAATAGAGAAAACGGCTTTTCTTTCTTCCGGCTTTGGATCTTCTTTAAATCCAGTTGGATCAGAACCTTCCAACGAGCGTTGATTTGCTTCAAAAGCTTCAGCGTCTTTAATTTGTTCCGTCAAGCTTTCAATTTCCGTTTGAACACCACGAAACGCAGTCGTTTCTGTTTCATTCAAAGATCTATTCTCTGTTGTCGCAACAGTAGTCAAATCCTTTTGAGCGGCAATTTTTGACGCTCTTTCTTGTTTTAATTCAGCTGATTTTTTCATTTGCTGTTTATAAATTTGAGTTAATAATTAATTGAGCGTCAAAAGTGTTAAGCTCTTTATTGTTGTCTGCACGAACTTCTTTTGGTTCTACTACAGGAATTTCTTTTGTGATTAAGGTTCGAATTTCTTCGATGGTTTGCGCTTCGCGTTTCAACGCTTCAGGATTAGAACCTATAGGCACGATGGACCATTCGAGTAATTCCTGTTCGTCAAAATAGATCGTATCTCTATTTTCGCCCAGTTTTTCATCGCCCCAATGTCCTTTTTTTGGATTGGCTCCAATTGACGCCATACGAAGCGTTCCTGCTTGTATTTTTTGCCAAACCTTTTCAGCCACCGGATTAATTTCAGCACTTTCGAAACGTACAATTGCAATAAGCTGATTGTCTTCGACACGAACTTCAGAAGTTCCGATTAACATATCAGGATTATCCGAATGCGATTTGTGTGCATAAAATACCACCGGATTTTGTTCGTAGCGTTTCAGGTCCCACCCCGATATTTTAAAAACCGTTCCATACGTATCTTCGGTTTCTGTAGAGATTACAAATTCAGCTTCGCGATTGCTTTTATTTTCATCAGATAAAGCGCGAATTACCGCTTCACGGATTACGGGTTTATTTACTTGGATTTCCATTTGGCACGGCTTGTTTTAAATTATTTTCGATTTGCTTTTCGGTAAAGACATTGACAGGCGTCAAGAATTCATTCAAGAACTCCGGCCCGTCATTCATGTCTTCGTTTCGTCTGGCTTCATTTCTTGACATTGCGCCAATAGTCACCATTTTAGAAATAAATTCGCCACGCGACTGAATGTCAGCACGAAGCAACACGTTTATATTTCCACGCACATAATATCCCGAAGCACGCTCTTTTGAAGTGAATAGTTTTTTGGCATATTCCTGTTCGAAGTTGGTAATGTGCGGTTGTATCGTATCGCTCACATGATCCAAAGACTGCTGTTCGATATTATTATCAGTAGATTGATGTAACGATTTTATTTTATGCGGTGCAATATTGAACCATCGAGCCACATCTTCAATACTAAAGCGTGCTTGTTCGATGATTTGTGCCTCTTGTGGTGTTACCGTTATGGCTTTCCATTTCATACCCTCATCTAAGACGGCCACACGGGTAGCGTCTTTCTCCGAAAAGGCTGCTTTTATACTGGCTACAATTGCTGACTTACCAGTAGTCACCACTTTATCCGTTTCGACAACACCTTGACGAACACCTTTGTTTTCAAAATTAGTAGCCGAAAACGTTTGTACTTCGATTGCCAGGTTTAATTGTTGTGCTGCATAAGTAATAATAGAAACGCCTACGATTCCGTTGTGCGACAAATTTTTGAAGTGTAAAACCTCCGAAGCTAAAAGCGGCTGATCGTATCCTTTTACGATGTAAATTAGTTCGCCATTTTTGATGCGAATGTCTGTTACTTTTTCCCATTCGATAAAATCAGTTGAAATAGGATTCCCTATTGCATCGGTATTTATTTTAGCCAATGCATTTCCACGAAGCAATAGCGAAACGGCTACTGTTTTACGGAAAATAAAGGTGGTCATTAGGGAATTTGGCTCGTAAGAAATTAACTTATTTGCCGGGTGATTCGATTGTGAAGTACGGTTTTGCCCTTCTTTTTTATAGACTGAAAAAGGGATTTTTGCAATGTCGTTTGAGATTTGTTCGACTGCATTGTAAACAGCGGATAACTTTAACGCGGTGGTAGCTTTCATTCCACCGGCGCCGCCAGTTCCTAACGAAAAGATGTTTCCGAAGCCTCCAAAATAAGATTTATCGGAAGTTGCGCTTCTTTTTTGAGAAGCAAACATTTCGCTAAAAGCACCGTTCAAACTCATTACACCATTGATTTAAGTGTAAAAGTATTTGAACGGTGCTTTTTAAATGGTTAAAGTATTTAACTTTGTTTTATCCCGTCCTCAACCCTTCCCGAAGGGAAGGGAGACGAGATAGGAATGTTGGAGTGTATTATTATTTAGTCAATAAGAGATTTAATCATACCTTCTAAAATAGGATCAATTTCATTTAATATAAATTTTGGAGCGACAATAATCTTTAAAACTTCTATTCCATTATGCTCTTTTATTAAATTACCAAATTTATCACCGCTATATTTTAATCCGCGATTAATTGTCACACTAAAGGAATCCGTTTCCTTTAAAACTAATTCATAAGGTTCCATATCCTCATATTCGATTGTTATTTTTTTGATTTTCATTTATTGTTTAGTTTTTTCTGAAATTGTTTTTCTGTTTTTTCAATCCAATTCCAAACATCCTGTATATCACAAGTTGGGATTCCTTTTAGCGATTCGTTTTCGTACTTTTCGATTTTTTTACTCAGTTTATTTAAAAATTCACGAGCACTTACTTTTTCTAAAATATCTTCTTTTTTATCAGGCATTTTTTTTTATTTAAAGAATAAAGATATTAAAACTAATCCAATCACCGCTCCACATCCAGCGCCAAATGCGTAGATTAATTTTTGTTTGATTGTTGACACCGCCACTTTAGAAACATTGAAAGCCCAAAGCAAGCTAATTAAAAACGACACTATAAAAACACCGATGTAAATCCCTTTCGAGATTAACATCGTGTTTATGGCTACTAATCCAATTTGGAAAAATGATTGAAGGAATATTTTCATAATTAAAATTTATAATACCATTCGTCTTTTATTTTTTCGAAGGTGTATTTTAGTTTTCCTACTGCTACTGTGACAGTTGTAGCTTGGTAAGTTTTAGGTTTTGGCAACAGCCTTATTGCTTTTGCAATAT